TTTTTAAGCTGAAATTTCTTTTTAATATCGATTGGTGCAGCACATTGAGAAGGATTTGATACTGCTCTACCTTTTCGTTTTCCAAAAGTACAGCGATATTTTTTAACAATCTTATCTTTACCTTTTTTTGCCCAAACAATTTTTGTTTCAATAAGAGGCTCAGTAACGTCACATATCTGCATAAATAGAATTCCTATTATTGTATTTATTAATTTATCATATGAAAGAGGCTACCGATAACAGCGACTAATAGAGTGACTAGGGTACCGTACATAATTTTCATTGTACTAGAAATTTTATCTTCTAGCGATCCTTGTCGAGATTCTAGTGCTTGAAATCTATCGGTATGATGATTGGTTACAAAATCTTGTACTTTGTCTATAGACTGTTCCATTTTGTCAAAACGAACATAACTTCTCTCAATTCGTCTAACTATGTCTTCTAATCTATCTTCTAAATTATCATACCGTTCTGCACATAGCTCAACATGAGCTTCTAAGCTCTGTTTTTCTATTGACATGTTTTAACCAAATCCTTTTACTTGTGTTTTTAATTACACGATATAGTAATATCGATTTGGAGCCAGTATTTGCCTAAAGTATTTCAGCCATTTCAATGATAGTGTTTCTATTAACATTATCACTAACATTAGTATTTATTATATTTCCAACAATGTCTGTTGTTGTATCAGTTAAATTACTAGAACCTTCTATAGGTATACTATGTAATTCATTTTGTAATAATTCTACTGACCAAGCTCCCGGACTAGAAGTGGCGATTTTAATAGTCCATATAGTTAAAGTACCACTATATTCAGAACCCAAACTTACACTATGAGCACCATTAAAATTAGTTATGTTTGTATTCTGAGAATTAACCGATACTATAGCTGGCTGACATCTCATACCTATACTTTGAAGTAAAATATTTAAATTTTGTGCCTGATGATAAGGTTTAGAATCTGCAGATGTTAAATCTAAGTTGTTACCATTAGAATCGTATAAAGAAGGATTTGCTCCCATATCTGAATCAGAAAAATCTATTAAACTGAATATTGAGAAAAATTCTATATTGGCGCCGACGAATTCCCCGGCATTATGAAATGTAGACATATAACCTTTATTAATATTTATTGGTCATAAAAAAAGACGTCTAAATAATAGACGCCTTTTTATTTTTTATTTTATATTACCCAAAAGTAATTTCAACTGATGAGGTAACGCCTGTATTACCCTCACCATAATTGGAGCCGACTTCGGTGGAAGGGATTCCAGCACCTTCGATGATACATTGAACATCGTTTGTATCTACTTTTGTTGCTACTATTGTATTACCGTTGTATGCACATTGCTGAATTGCTGCGTTTATCTCCTCGGCTGAGATGGGAGTTTTAGCAAATTTCACCAACATCATTTGTTTGCCGCCATGCGTGCCTGTTGCTACATTTCCTGCTGCCATTTTTATTCTCCTAAATAGCTGTTATTTTATTTATTTATCTCTTAACATATATTTTGTTCGTATATCTGCCATTTCATCATATATTTCTATATGTCGTGCTTTAGTTTTAATAAAAGACATTATTGATGTCATTATTTGATTTTTTCGTGCATGATGTTGCAAATGCCAATCTTGTATATATCTTCGCATAGTTCTTATAGAACTATTTTGAATATTCAAAGTTGTTTGCATATTTAATAAAAATCTATGAATAAATTCTCTTTTTATGTCTGCACTTGCCAAACGATCAAGAAACATGAGGAACAGAGGCTTATTGATCGAGCCTAAATTTGCATTAATTAATAGATATAAATCTGTTCCGCCTATATAAAATTCTTTGAAATCTCTATATGATTTAGTTCTTTTTGCGTAATGTGTGGCTTTTGTGTGGGTTTCGGGTTCATTATACATAACATATAACATTAACATATATAAAAAAGTTAGATCTTTTAGCCCTTGTTCGCCTAAATTTTTTAATGTTTGTTTATGTCTAAACAATTTGCTTTCGGTTAACGTATTAATCGTGGTTAACATCATCGCACAATTTACCTTTAATTCTTTTTATAATATTTGAAATATGAAAGTTTTTTTGCTTTTTCCTTTTAATCCTTTTAGTAGCTAAATTTTTTGCCGCTAATTTACGAGGACTAATATCATGTAAATTTATAATTTCTTCAATTTTCATTTTCTTGAAATTCCTTAATTTTTCGCATTCCCCTTGAAAACTTTCTTACATCTTCTGTTCGTATTGCATTAATTAACCTTTTATTTAAATCGGCTGCTTGTTCAGAAGTATACGATTCCTGGATTAAATGTACTAAATTAATTACACTTGCAATAATATGTTCAGCTCTAGATTCAACTAATAAAGAATTATCTCGTTTAGTTGCTATTGTACTAATTTCTTCAAAAAGACTCTTTGTGGATGTCATATGTGATCCTTATGTATATATTTAGCTAAATATTGTTGTTATGAAAGCATTTGATATAGGCGAAGATTATCAAGCAGATTGGCAACCTATTCCTAGCGAAGAGGCTATAGATCAAGCCGAAGAACCTGCTGATCCTACAGGGTTACTTAATAATATTCAAAACATCGATCCTGGTATGTTACATCCTGATCCTCAAACCGGAGCAATGATGATAGATAATGCCATGGCTGCGGTTAATTTGATGGCCAGTAATAGAGATGTTAGGCCTACCCAAAGTCATGCTTTATTAAAAGTTCTTCAACTGATACTCGGTTAATCCATTCCTTTCAACATACTTCTTAATTTATCACTATGATTAACATTATCTTCTACAACTTGATTCTCTACTAATCCTGCTTTTACTTTTGATAATGTAGATTTCTTTTTAAGAGTTGCATATATATCTCCTGCAGGACTATTTTCTTGTTCATCATCTGGTAAATCTGATATACGCAAAGTGTTTAAATCAAACTCTAAGTCAAGTTTCTGTCCTACACCACTACTAGATCTAGTTTTCATAAATTGTATTTGCACTCTGCCACGTTCTCGCATTGCACGGGAACTGAATATACCAATAACATTATCGGCGGTTTGTATCTTACTAAGACCACCTGCAATATGCGAATGATCAAATTCGATTTCGTCTACTGCACCTCTGTTTAATTGTGATGCTGTTGCAAATAATAAATCTAATTCTACAGATAAGTTTCTTAATTCTTCACTAACAAACTTATCTTTAATAAACAAATCACTGGGCGGTACCTTACGTTGAGCTGGCATCATTAAGTCTAAGTAATCTACTAATATACAATCCGGTCGTATGCCTGTTTGTACTGTATATTCCTTTAGATATGCACGTATATCATTTACTGTACAACCATTTACTAACTGTACTATCTGTATTGCTCCTGCTTTTTTACGTTGCATTTTAACACGCAGGTCTACATCATCTAAATTTTTAAACAAATCCTTAGTTGAATATCCTGTACCCATTGCATCCATTCGCATTGCAGTTAGATGTTCACTAAGTTCTAAACTTAAATAGATAACATTTAAACCCATTAGCGACCAGTTTAATGCAAGATTCTGCAGGAATATACTCTTACCTGCACCACTACCTCCTGCAAATATATTGAGCTCGCCTTTATTAAAACCGCCAAATAATTTATTATCCATTGTAGTCCAGCCAGTACTTGTACCACCATTTTTAGATTTTAAATTACGCAACCTATCTGCAGGTTCCGTATAATAATCTGTGCCTAAGTTTTTTGCCAAACTAACTTGTACTGCATCTTTAATTATTTTTTCTACTGCACCGAATTGATTTTCTTCTAATAAATCAGTGGAACTAAGAATTGCATTTGCTAATGCCTTATGTTTACAAAATTGTTCAAAGTCATCTAAGAACCATTCTTGGTGTCGTTCATCTACATCCTTGACTAATGTAAATTCTACACCTGTATTTGCTTTTAGTTGATCAACAGTAGGAACCGTAGTATATTTGTCTACATGTTCTTGTATAAACTTTACACTCTTTCGAAATTTCCTGTCAAAATACTCTGAATCAATTATTGCTTGACACCTAGCATATAATTCTGAATCTGATAACAAAAACTCTACATAAAGTTTTTGCATATCTTCTGTATACTCTTTTACTTCGTCAGCCATTTGCTAATATTTCTATTAATGAATTATTTGATTGTATATATTTTTCGAATAAAAATTTATGCATTGTGGTATTTAAATATCCAAATTTATCAGTAGCATTTTCTATATCATCTCTATATGTCATTATTAACCAATCCATTGCACTAAACGGATGAATACGTTTCGAACTATCTAATTGTTCTAATTTTGCAGTATACAAGCCCAAAGTTTCCATTCTATTTCGTCTTCGTGTATCGCTTATTCTAGGGTCTATATCATGTTGTTCTTCTAAGCCCATAAAATCTTCAGGTCTACCTAACGGAGGTTCCCAATGAAAATACCA